TCATGACTCCAGAAGCAGAAAGATTTAATGGTTGGGCAGCAATGCTTGGTTTCGTAGCAGCAGTTGGTGCTTATGCTACAACAGGAAACATCATTCCAGGTATATTCTAATGTCCAATAACGACATCTTCTTCAAAGCACAAGGACGTGCAGCAATGATGGCATTCATTGTATTATGTGTATCATACACAGCAACAGGTCAACTTATTCCAGGTTTTGTATAATGACAAATTCAACACGTAGACAACCAGAAAGACAGAAGGTTGTAGCAGAAAGGATTAATGGTCAACTAGCCATGTTAGGTTTAGTAGCAGCATCATTCTCCTACATCACAACAGGTCACATGTTCTTTGGTTTAGTATAATGTCTAAAGAAAAAACAGCAGGATTGACAATTCTTATTTCACTCTTTGCTATAGTTGGAAATTTTGCACCAGTTATGGTATAATTTTTTTTCCCCATAAAACTTTACAAAACTAAATACTTATTCATATCCTTTTACAATACACATTTGCATGAGTGACCTCTATCAAGTTACAGAAACAATATCAATATTTAAAGCAGTCTTATGGATTTTCTATCCTATGGCTGCTTTAGTCCTAATTGAATTGCTTCTTAGGGCAAATGATGATGACGATGATGATTTTCAAGGTGGTAAAGGGATAAGGGTTGCACAAATGCAACCTGCATATGCTCCATCAGGAGCTTGACAGAGAGTAAAAATACCTATATACTTTATATTAAGTATTATTACTCATGTATCAAACACTTTTCATTTCAGGTATTGCAGCATATGTTTTCTTTAATGAGAGCATCTTACAATACATTTACACATAAAAATTAGTAGCTGAGGAGCACAAGCTAAAATGACTCATTTAAATTCTAAGTTTCTAGAAATTCCAAACTCTGCACATGGTATTCTAGAATTTGCATTCTTTGTTGCAGTAGGAGTAACTGCAGGTTCATTGGGACTGATATGATGAGAAGAAATATGATTCCAATTAAATATGTACCTTGGATGTTCACAGGATCTATTATCCTTAGTGTTACAACATCTCTAATGTTTTAGTCGCTATATATATTAGATACATTAATATTATGGCAGAAGAGAAAAAGAAGGAAGAAGTAAAAAAAGAAGAAAAGAAAGGTTTCTTTGGCAAGTTAAAAGAACATGCTGCTGATAAAGAGGAACAACTTGAAATCCTTTCTACTTTTGTAAGACTTGGAATTTTGGTTTGGAGTGGTGCAATATTGACATTAGCATATGTTGAGTTACCACCTGCTCTCAAGATACCAAAACAGGATCTAGATCCAACTTTCATCGCTTCTGTATTCACAGGCGTACTCGCAACTTTTGGCGTACAAACATCCAAGAAGGGTGCACAAGGTGGTGGTGGATCCAGTGGTGGAGTATCAAAGTCAGATATGGAGAAGTTAATTGCAGCAGCATCACAGACTGCACCTGCTCAGACAATAAGAATAGAACAAGCACCAGTTAAAATTACACCTGATACAAAATGAATAAGTGGATTGGGATAAGCCTAGGAACTCTTCTAGGCATATCACATGTTGGCATGATTGGTTACATTGCCACTAATAATAACAATAAAGATCAACTACCTAAGATAGACATACCAGTAACTCCTTATACATCCTATGTTGTCTCAGCAGATAAAGATGGATATAAGATAAGTTATACTGCAAATGATCCTAAGACAATGTATATCACAAAAGATATTAAGGAGAAAGCAGGTTTCTTAGGACTCTCAAACAATACAACTAAGATAGTTGAAGAGTATGTAATGGATGGTCAGACTAATCAGGGAGGTCCAGTATCTAATTCTAGGTCTTGGTTAGATGGTCAACCAGGTTTAACACAACAGGAGGCAGCAGATATAACTGCTATACGAAAAAGTGAAGCCTGTATTAAAGCAATTGGATCAGCAGAGGGTACAGGCAGATTGGTTGGGACTAGTATTGGTGCTGCTGCTGCTCCTAGTCTTTCCTCTATTCCCTTTGTTGGTTGGGTTGCTGCTGGTTGGGTAGCAATGTTTGGTGGTGAACAAGGTGCTGATATTGGTGGCAATATGGCAGAGGATTTGAACAAGAATTGTTAGTGTGGATACCCACACATAACTGCGTATTTTTACCTAGTATGATAGACTAAATATTAATGTACTGGAATTGAAACTATCATGCACCATTACACCCTAGCTTGGCATGACCAAGGACACACAGAACAACATATCTGTGAATATGCAGATGATGCATTTGAAGCAGCAAGATTTGCAAGAGAGGATGTTCCCTATCTACAGGAGCATCCTTATTCTTTATATGAGATCTTAAAGGAGGATTGGCAAAATGAATAAAATACCTGTCACAACTACAACTATTTTATTTGGAATAATTATTTTTGCAGTGGCATATTCACCATCAATAGCATATGGATGAAGATATAAATCCTAATTTTTATCGTACCCCTTTGGGTACAGTAGTTGAAAAAAATCCAAAGAAAATATATCCACATCTTTATGGTGTCTTTTTATTGACATCACATGACACTAGTTGGTTCTGGGTGAGAGAGGATGGTACATGTTACTGGGAGCATACACGCAAAGATAAAGATAAGGTTACTGTAGAAGCAGATGGTTTGCAGTTAGATTTATTTGGAGAACCCATATTATCAAAAGAATTTATTATGGAGGCAATATTATGATTGCACATGCAGCAGTGTACATTACAATACTTGTTTCTATGATTCTGATGTTTGGATTTTTTGACCCATGATTGTATGGAGTGTGGTGTGGATGGTACTACTACTTGTTATTCTTGTATCAGTTGTGATATACTACATAATAAGATATGACCACTACTTTCCTAACAATTAAAGAATGATCTCTTTTCTTCTTTACAGTTCTAGTTTTTTTAACTTCTGTTTTTTTATTTTTGCAATTGGATTTTTGATTGCATTAATACTTGAGCAAGTAGTAAAAGGAACTGATAATGAGAGAAATATTTTTATTGTCACAACTAATAGGAAATATTTGTGGAGACAAACTTGGATAGTAAATCTTTCTTGGTTTATATGTAATATCCTTTTAGGTATTGTATCCAGAAATTCTCAAACAGTAGCACCTATAGATAGTTTTTGGGATGGATTATAAGATAGCATTACTACCTTTGTTCTTGTTGACAATGTGTGCACCTGCACCAGTCACACCTTGTAGTCTGCCATTAGATGGATCACCTGCAAATTGTCCATCTGAAGATGTATTTAAGTTACCAAGAAAGCAAGTAAGAGGTGAAGTAGATGTGTGGAATCCTTATCATCTACATTCACTGCAAATGATGTTCATAAGAAATGCTCAGATAGAAAAGACAGAAAGAGATATGACACAACCATCTGATGCCATAAATAATGCACTAGTTGATTTTTGGGAGAAACAAGATGGGAGCAATGACCCCTCCAAGTAGAAAAAGTTGTTACAACTTTAGAGTGGTATCAGTTGACAGAGTTCTAGATGGTGATACAATAGATGTAACCATAGACCTTGGATTTGATCTTTATAAAAAAGAAAGAGTCAGGGTTGCAGGTGTGGATACACCTGAGAAAAGAACCAGAAACCTAGAGGAGAAGGCACTTGGAATCGACGCAACCAACTGGCTCAAAGAGAAATTGGATAGTACCATTGCTGGTGACGACGAGCTTACTGTTAGGACTGAACTTGATGGTGGCGTCGGCAAATATGGTCGTCTTCTGGGGTGGTTATACATTGGGGATGGGGAGTTGTCACTTAATGAGGAAATGATTACCCAAGGGTATGCATGGGAATATGATGGTGGCACTAAACAAAAAAACTTTGAGGAACTACGTGAAATACGTAGATCTTTTGGCACATTAACGGAGTAAATCATGCAAAAAATTGTAAATGCTATTGCCATAGCAAGTGGAGTAGTCTCTTTAACTGTAGTGGGTTTAGGTGGTTATGTCTTTATTAGAAAGGATGCAATCATTGAATCTGCTAAAGAAAAAATACAGAATGCAGTATTGGGGTCAATAACACCTAGTCTAGGTGGGATTGCTGGTGATGCAATACCTGATTTTACAGGAGGAGCTG